ATTGTCTATATTAAAATCAAACAATTGATTACCATTTTTACTCTCGATAAATGCAGCTAGTTTCTGAGTGTTTGCTTCATTCAAGTCATACCGCACATCATACTGAACCTCTAGACTATTCATCGAGTGGGGTATGGAGTTGATTTGAAAATCATCAACCTCATACATAAAATTCTTAGACTTAAAAGAAGCTTTAGAACCGTAGACAGGAGTTAGACTAAGACCTGAATAATCAGACTGAATCGTAACTCCAGAAATATTTGAGTCCCTGTTGTAAAATAAATCAGAAGCCATGACCAATATAATTTAAATTTAAAATAGTAGAACCATTATCAGAAGCTGATATAGATTCACTTACTAGTGTAGCGTTAGGGATCGTCAACTCTTGAAGATTCGTACCATCTTTTCTATTAATATCAAAAATAACAGTTTTGTTTTCTCTGTTTTCTAAAAAGCTAAAAGAACTTTCTGGAAAAGCTTCATCAACTTCGATTTGAACCTGAGCTGTAAACTCCAAAGGGAGGACAAGCTCGACAGAAGCAGGAGTTTCACTACCTATTGAGAAGTGAGGTTTTCTATTAGATTTAATAGAGTAATCAAAACCAATAACCCTATTTGTTGTAGAATTATCACAAGTTACATTTATAGATCCTTGAGATGTTATAGAAATCTCGCTGGTTATTCCAGCATCACTTAGTACTTCGCTACCTGATAGAAACTCATCATAAACCAAAATAGAAGCGTTAACTTTTGGCACTGTGCCTACAGCACAATTGACAGAATAAGAATCTAAGTACCCTTCAGAAAATCTGTATGCGACATCTCCATATCTAATATTGCCACTCATAACATCAGTTCCAGTATTAAACAAAAGTGGATCATTATATATCATATGCGAAGAAATAGAAACTTTTTGTTGTGTAGCCCCGCCAACAGTAGTTAACCCCTTCTTAGAGCCGAGAGGCTTAACGATATTTGCACTATTAGAATATGAAAAGTCTATAGAGCTTACGCCAGAAATTGCAAATCCATCTATGGTGACATTTACTTCGTCATTTAATCTTGATCCAAACATTACTTTCTAAGTTGTCCTCCTAATCTTTGTTCATCTGCAATCACCTGCTTAACGGCGACCTTAATTCTCTCAGATAATTTTCTTTCTCTTTCTGGAGCATCTTCGCCTCCTGTTTGACTTTCAGTGCCATTAGAGCCATTGATTGTTATGTTGATATCGCCTGTAGATTGAGATGTCTCGGTTGCAGTAATTAACTGATCAAGTTTGGCGACGAGATCGGTATTATCACCAGTTCCAGCTCCAGAGTTTAACGCCTGTAAATTACCCGCTCCGATATTCTTTGTAGCAGCAGCGTTCATGACGAACTCTCCACCTGAAAGCATAGCAGGAACCGTATCAACTCCTCCAGCAGCAGGGATTAAGCCTCCTGTCGCCCGACGAGGCATTGTATTATGTCCGGGCAGTATCGACCCCATAGGACCATCAACTCCTTTGATTCCGCTGTTAGATCCTAAACCCTTAAAGAAATCACCTGCCTTTGAAAATAGACCTGAAAAGAAACCCTGTTTGCTAGAAGGGTTTGCTGCGGAAGGCAGACCTGTTCCTGAACCCGCACCACCTACATCAAAATAACTTTTAGAATTTCCACCTTTATCACCTGAAAATATATTCATTAAGTCCCCACTTGCCGCCGCAGCTCCAAACGCCCCGCCAGAAGCAGGAGCATCAGTAAGCTTAACTCCAGCAAAGTTACCTGCTCCAGACGATATAAGCCCTGTCATTCCTTCACCAAGCAAAGGTTTACCGTCAGCACCTTTTAAACTTCCCAATGCTTTTGAAGTCCCATAACTAACAATAGTACTAATGGCAGCTGACATTAACATGTCACCCAGTTTAACTTCTTGCTCCTTGGCTTGTCTGTGAGCCTCTGCTTCTTGTAACGCTAAAGAAAAAGCTTGCTTTTTTGCATCTTGTACCTTTTTGAATTGAGGATTATTCCTTCGACCAAACATGGTCATCCTACCACTTTCAGCATCAAGAAAAGCTCCATTATTGGTTATTGTATCTCTATTCATAGCTACTGGGCTTTGAGTAGCAAAAGACATAAGATTCTCCATTCCAACAATAGCTCCAGCGCCATTCATACCCGGGGTCGTAAACATACCCTCTTCATCTCTAACTTGACCTCCGCGAGCAAAACCACGAACAGAGCCAGAGTTTATAGCTTCCATGAAACCTGATCCATAACGCTGAACAGCTTTTTTATTCATGACAAATTCTCCACCCATTAGCATAGCTGGAACATCATCACGGCTACCAGAGCCTCCGCGAACTTTGCCTCCATCAGCGAATCCAAACATTCTAGCAAGTCCTCGGAAAAACCCTCCACCGCCAGAACCTTCACCTTTAGAACCTCCACCCCCAAGACCTTCACTCGCAGCTTGATTCATAAACTTATCGATAAAGTTTGTGGTCATGGCTTTCAAAAACTGATCAGCCGCATTTAGCAATGCATCTTCAAGATCATCTACACTTTTAATACCTTCCGCAAACGCTGATACGAAGTTGTCTCTAAACTGGACGGAAGAGCTAACCATTTTGTCTAAGAAGTCAGAGTTAATAGTTTTATCATCCTTCACCAGATTCTTCTTCATCCTGTCTCTAAAGCTGCTTTCTAATCTAGCTTTTTCAAGAGCGTTTGCTGGAGTTAAGTCTGGATTATTTTTAATAGCTTCCCTTTCGGCTCGTTTTCTAGCTTCCGCTTCTGGCAGACCCATAAGCTCTAACTGATTTGCATCAAAAGTTGTTTGGCCCATAGCGTTTTGTCTTTGCTGTTCTAAGCCATCAACAATATTTACTAAAACAGCAGCCGCACCAGTTACGGTTCCAAGAGCATCAGCTGAGTCTTTGGCGGCTAAGGCATTGGCTACAAGTTGTGCATTAGTTGTTCTTACAGTCTCAGGCATCAGCGCCATTTCCGCAGCTAATTCGTTTACATCTTTTGTTGCATCTGAAGCTAATTTCCTCTTCTCATCCGCAGATTTAGTGCCGTCATTTGCAATATCCGTGAGAGCAGCATTAGCTACTATCGAAAGCTCGCCTAATTTCGCACTTTTTACCTTCATATCTTCTTGAAGTTTTGCAGTATTTCTGGCGGCTTGCGCCATAGCTGCGTCTAAGTCGATTTGGGCTGTTTGTCTACTTACACCTCTTTGGAAAGGGTTGCTAGTCCCGGGTGTGGACCTTTGTAAAGCTCTTTTGGCTTGATCTGAGGTAAATTGTTGTTGTCCACCCTTAACATCAATTCGCAGTTTTGATAAGGCTGCTGCGGTTGTTATTTTTCGTGTAGCTTCTAATATTTTAGCTATAGTTTTTTCAGATTTTAGATCGTTTTCTAAACCTTTTTTCTTTTTTTCGTTTAAAGCATCTTGTCCTTTTATCTGCTCTTCATAAGCCTTAATAACTTGATTGGCTTGCTCCTCATTAGCGTCACCAAGTATAAGAATATCTCGTAAGGTCTCCCTAAATCCTTCAGCGCTCTCTTCAGTAATATCTTTTTTTGATAACTTATCTAGCGTTTCTTCGAACTCCTTGACCGCTTTGGGGTCTACACCCAAGTTGGTTAATTTTTCTCCCTCTTTTGCCAAAAAATCAATCCTTTCCTTGGCGAAATCGTTGCTCATTTTTTCCAGCTCAGCTTTGGCTTTTAAATCTTGTAAAGCTACTTTATCAACAGCCCCCAACGCATTAGCTTTCTCTAGCTTTTTTTGAGCTAGATTATTCTGATCTAGTTGTATCTTTTTTAACTCTAAAGCTGTCGCAATCCTAGCTTTAGATGCAGTTAAAGTTAACTGATCAATAGCTTCTCCTTTATCTACCACTTTTTGATCTCTGGCCTTTTCTTCTTGCTCCAAAAGATCCCCAACCTTGGTTGAGCGTATCCTGTTGAAGTTTTCCACGGTATCAACCTTAGCGCCTTTCTTAGTAAATCTTCCGTCAACCACCGCCTTCTGGAACTCTTCATCGGAAAGCCCTGAAATAAACTTTGAAAATTCTTTTTGAGCTTTTCTTAAGTCTCTGTTGGCCTTTACTCCAGCATCAATAAATTTAGCAAGATCGTCAGAACTTAAGAAGGTGAAATAATCATCTAGAATATCATCTATTTCTTCGATACCCAATCCAGCAGCTTTCATATTACCAATGACTTTTAGAAAGTTTTTTTCAATTTCTTCGTTTGGAAATGTTCTTGGCAGCTTTTCTCTAATCTCAACTATTGGTTTGCCTCTTCGGTCTTTTTGACCCGTGTCCTGAATATCGAATCTATCTTTACCTTTTTCCCCAAAGAAGCTCGGAATTAGAGGCGGATTATCGATAGCTTTTCTGTTTGCTTCTTCGGCCTCAAACTTCGTCATCGGCCTTCCGCGCGAACTATTCCTCCCGCCCGCAACTATTGCTGTCCGTTCTGATGGCCCTCTCCTCCCTAATACATCTTTAGCCTCTTTCTCTATTTCTTTCTTTTCTACTTCACTTAATTGACCAAAGGCGAAAGTTAAATCGTCTGAAGCGTCTTTGAGTTTAGCTAACGCCATAGATGCGCGGTGATTTGCCCCACTATATTCATTATATAACTCTTTACCCAACTTAAAGACTTGAAAAGCACCTGCTACAAGAGCGCCACCTACTGCTAGTTTTGAAACAAATCCGCCTATTCCCGCTTTGAGACCCTTAGAACCCTCTTGCATATTTTTGCCAATTGTGCTGATAGCTGATGCAGCAAAAGCTAAACCAGTAATTGATGATAACGAGCCAGAAACTATTGATGTATATCTACCTAAAGCGCTTGTAGATCCATCAGTAGCTGCACTTAATGCTGTTAATCCAGCTTGGACAGCAAATATAGTGCCTAAATAATCTCTGTTAGCCTTTGTGACCTGATTCGTTGACTTACTTTGATTCTCTGAGCTGCTCGAAGAAGATGTTCCACCAGCGTAATTAGGAATAAACCCTCTAGCAGCAGGAATCGCCCCAGTAGGCTCATCGCGGGTATTAGTCACAGCGAGACCCATTGGGTTTTGGGCATTGCGGAGTTTGCCGCTTTGATTGATTCTAATTTGGCTCACTGGTAAACCAGCAGCTTTTTCTCTACCGACAGCTTCCTCTAAAGCCCCTTCAGCGAAGTTAGGTATGTAACCAGAAGCCGCAGTTTTGCTATTAACTGTTTTAGACTTTTTTCCTACTATGACCTTACCTTGAACGTTATCAGTAATTTGTCTAGCAAATTTATCTTTTAAGCCAAGGCTATTTTTAAAATCTCCAAATTTAAAGTTTTTACCTTCGATGCCAAAGATTAAATCAAGAATATTGCCTTTATCTCTTGAGAAATCTACATCAAGTTGACCCGCCTTCTGGCTTACTCCTCCAACAATAGCTTGCATTAAAGCTTCAAAAGTCGCGCCTTTAATAGCTCCAAGTGCGCCCGGGCCACCCTTCTCCATTATTTTTTTAACATTACTGCCTGTAATCTGGTTTGGCTCAGTCTTAAAAACATTTGGGTTTCCAGAGGCATCTTTAAAGTCACCAAATACAGTGTTAACTCCTTTAGCTATAGCTACCTGTATGTCTTCATCTAAAGTTAGTAATTTCTTAAATTTGTTACCCGCTGAAGTTCCTTTTTTTAATTTTTTAGAAATTCCAGCCGCTGGGCCTTCAAAGAAATCAATTAGTCCATTTTTAGCAGACCTGTATGGCCCTCCTTTAAAATTATGATCAGACAGATTCATACCGAACTCCATCGGCTGTGGGACGAGCATGATGGATTTGTTAGGCTGTTGGTTAGCCATGAAAGATCTTTTGCCTGTATTTTTTTTGTCTAATTGTTGTTTTCGCGCCAATATAGCCTTATCGTCTGCGGTAAGTTTCCCGCTGGCTTGCCTCTCTTGGAAACGCTTCCCACTGATCGCCTTGTTTATGGTTGACATATCCATGTTTCTCGCCAAAGCGAAATTGGGGATATACCCACTAGCAGCTCTCACCTTCCTAGCATTAGAAGGGAGACCCATTGAAGAAGCCATGTTCTGATTAAAGATAGCGTCTCCGCCATTAGCATAATTAGGAACAATATATTCACTACTATTAGCAACCATTGTCCCCCGCTTACCACCACCAAATGCAAAGTTAGGGATAACAACGGGTTTCGCGGAAGCGGGTGCGCCACCTACACCTCTAGAGATGTCAGATCTTTCTGCGCCAACAGGCAAGAATCCTCCAGCAGCTCTCCCCTTTCTTCCACCACGGGTTGAGGCTGTTCCCGCCATAACCCCGGGGGCAATAGTCCTAGCGATGCCTTGCATCTTTTGCATGACCATCAACTGCTCATTTAAAGCCTTAGTGAAGAATGCGGTTTGAAGTTTTTTCTTTTCCCCCTCAGATATGTTTTGTTTTTCAATTGACAAGATGGCAGATCTGATACCTTTATCGTTCAGGAGCGATGCCGCTATCTGACCTTGTAAATTTTTCTGAGCTTCAGCAGCTCTATTCAAACCAAAGAAAGTTTTTAAAGCTCCAGCACCAAACTTAGCAAAATCCAAAAGTAATTTACCAATAGCGACC